CGGCCTCTCGGCCTTTTCATTGCCCTGTAGCCCCTACGGCGTCCACGGCGGCCACGAGCTCGCCGGCGTCTACCAAATCTCCTCATCGTGTGTGCTCCTGTCGGTTACGTCGCGCCCACCAAGCTTCAAAGTCCCGGTGTATGGGGCGTTTCTGCACCAGGGTGTATTCCCCCGTGAGGGGACTGAATGACCAGTAGGCGCCTGCTGGGGCGGGTCCTGGCGGCGTTTTATTCTCGTCGTACATGAAGGGCAGCAATTGGTTGCGAGCCATCCACTGCCAACGCATGGCCATGTTGTTCTCATGAACTTCGGCGAGGTTTTGAGGCGGAGCCGGTGCCCATCCGGAGGGGGTTTTGTACATGTCTACTTCCGGGCTGACTGCGTACGAGCGCTGCGGGTGGTTAGGGTCGGTTGGCTGCACCTTCTGTTGAGGTTCCACGCCTGTTGGTCCCGGAATACCCAACATGTTTCCAGCTCCTGGCTGGGTAGCGAGCCGGACCTTACTAGCCAATTCCGTTCGTTTAATATCGTTGTCAATCCTAAGCCCATCGAGCTGTGCCTGGGCGATGGCGCCGTTAATGCCGGACACCTTTCCACCAGTCGTACTGTTTGGACCACCTTGACCCATGGTCTTGTCGATGGCGTTTCCAATACCACTGAAATCCATCCCACCAGTAGATACGGGAGCGAAATTGCTGGTGGGAGCGCCAGCCGCGAAATACTTAGATATCCCGTGTCTCTCCGCGTCTTCAAGTTTCCAACCTAGCGAGTGTTTGGCGAATTCTTCTTGCTTCTTGGCGTTGTAGTTTGCGCCGAACAAGCCACCTGCGATGTTACCGATCGCGCCGATAATTGATCCATGCATCTCTGTAGTCCTCCGTTAACAACGAACCTTCGAGTACTGGTTACGGTGGCGACGTTTTCCGCCACCCCGCCGGCCTCGACTTTTGATGTTAAGCGCAAATAATACTTCCCGTCTGACTTTTCTTCGAACGCAAATACCAATTCGGTCAGGTAGGGCTGCTCTAACTTGTGCGAACCCCGGCCCAATAACAGAACGAGTTGCCTTCCGGACAGCAGCATGGGGGGCACGAAAGAGTGTTTGAGGGTGATAGCGGCGAAGATCGCTGATAGCGTCATAGAGGGTCTCTGCGAGTGAGGGTTCCACCTGCTGAGCCGGTACCGTTGCAACCGACAACAGGTTTCCTAGCGATGAGGCATTGGCATTCGCGTTGCGGTTTGATTTGGAACTGCGGCTCATTGGTGTCACCTAGCGTAGTACGCAACAAGGAAGCGTACTACGGACGTTAGCAGGGTTCGGACTAAGGGGATAGGGCTAGTGCCCTCTCCCCTTATGATCCCCACACCCTAGTCCAAGAGGGAGCCTCACCAACGATCGTCTACGCCGGCCCCCGGCAGGTAAGGGGCCGGCTCCAACGATCGGCTCTGGAGTTCGAGAAGGACGGTGCATAGCGTTCTTGGCTATGGGATACCGCTCCGGCTGACGCCCCGAAAATCCTACAGGAGGTGAAATTCGCCGTAGGCGGCGTTTTGAGGGGTGGGTGATACCTAGGTAGCCTGGAAATTTGCGGCCGCTGGCGGGCCCTCTGAGGCGTGGCAATCGTGTCAAGCAAAAAAAAGAGAGGGGGGCTGACGCCCCCCTCTCCTGCTCCCCCCGCCGGGAGCTACGCGGACGGCTCTGCTGCATCAGGCTTCTTGCGAGGGTCGGCGACCTCGCTTGCCTTGCGCTGAGCTGCCTCTGCGTCCGCGTAAAGCTTTTCCTGTTTCTCTAGCTCGCGCAGTCGCGCGCGGGTTTCCTTAATGGATGGTACCAGATCGTTCTCCCAGGGTGAATGCGGAATCGGATCATCATCCACTTCGAAGTCGTCCGCCTCCTCCTCGCTTTCTACCATCTCGAGTTCGGCGAGCCGTTTGGCAGCAATTACTTGCTGCCGGATAGTATCGGATAGCGATGGTGCCGCCTTGTAGCCGAGAGGTGGCTGCATGGGAATCGGATTGAGGACCTCTAGCCCGTCTTCCGTATGGCGATTGTGTTTAGTCGTCGTGCGGAACACGTCGGTGTCCTTTGGTAGACGCCGGCGAGCTCGTGGCCGCCGTGGACGCCGTAGGGGCTACAGGGCAATGAAAAGGCCGAGAGGCCGCCAACGAATAGGCTTCAGACTGTGAACTGTCAGAAACCTTTTACTCTCGATGGTCGCGCCTACGGGTGCGGCCATTGCGTTCCATGCAGGGTAAAGAAACGCCGCGAATGGCAACACCGGATGATGCTGGAAGCGGCACAGTATAAGGATAACGCCTTTGTCACGCTCACCTATTCCCCAGAACATGTTCCGGAAGACGGGTCAGTATCTCCACGAATCAGCGGACTATTCATCAAACGTCTTCGCAAGAACTCGAAAAAGACGTTCCGTTATTTCATCGTCGGCGAGTATGGCGATCAAAACGGGTTGCCGCATTATCACGCGGCATTGTTCGACTTCCCCACCTGTCGTTATGGTTCTACGCGGTATTCCACGCGCACCCCGGCCGGTGAGGGTTGCTGCCCTACATGTTCGGAAATACATCGCAGCTGGCACTTTGGCCGGATTCATGTCGGTACGTTGGAAGCTAAGTCAATGGCTTATGTGGCCGGTTACATAAATAAGAAAATGACACGGGAAACAGACCCGAGATTGGAGGGTAGACGTCCGGAATTTGCCCGGATGTCCTTACGTCCTGGGTTAGGCGCTGGGATGATGCACGATTTAGCCTCTACGTTAATGGAACACCAGTTGCAGAAGGAGATGACTGATGTGCCCGCAGTATTGGCTCACGGCAGAGCTAACTTCCCCCTCGGGCGATACCTTCGACGTAAGCTACGCACTTATATCGGAAGAGACCCCAATGCTCCGCAGGAAGCGCTGGACGCGCAAAAAGAGAAACTGCAAGCTTTGCGAAAGGCTGCGTTCGACGCTTCGATACCTTTCAAAACGGCGATCCTCCATGCCTCGGAAGGCCGCCGCATACAAATAGAGGCGCATTACAAACGCAAAAATCGGAGACAACTATGAAAAGAGCTAAACATTCCCTCTCGCACTACCGCCTGTTCAGCTGTGACCTCGGCGAGCTGATCCCGATCGCGTGCATGGACGTGCTCCCTGGCGATAGCATTCAACAGTCAACACAGGCTCTCGTTCGCGCAGCGCCCCTCCTGTCGCCTGTTATGCACCCACTACGGTGCAGCATCTCACACTGGTTCGTCCCCAACCGGCTCATTTGGGAAGAATGGGAGGACTTTATAACGGGAGGTCCCGATGGAATGGACGCTTCGGTCTTTCCTACAATTACACTCTCGGAGGCCAACCATGCAGTTGGTACGCTTGCTGATTATCTGGGGGTTCCTCCTCATACCGGTACGGTTGAAGTCAGCGCTTTGCCGTTTAGAGCATACGCGGCGATCTTTAACGAATGGTACAGGGACCAAGACTTAGTTACGGAAATCGGGCTTTCACTAGCCTCGGGCTCGGACAGCACAACAAACGTGACGGTTCAAAACGGAGCGTGGGAAAAGGATTACTTCACGAGCGCCAGGCCGTGGGAAGCTAAGGGCCCGACAATTACCGTACCACTCGGTTCAACAGCTCCCATACTCGGACTATCGATCCCTAACGATCAAACAGCTTCGAATACGGCAACGGCCACTACGGGCGTTACGGCCGCCGGCGACCTGGGCGTCGGCATCCCTCGTTGGGACACCTCAGACTTCTCACCCCAGGTAAGGGCTCAAACAACGGGCGTTCCAAACTCTTCGACCAATCGCCCGCAAATCTTCGCAGACCTATCGGACGCCTCAGCGGTCACTATCAACGTCCTACGCGAGGCACTCGCACTACAGCGCTATCAGGAGGCACGTGCCCGTTATGGATCACGTTACACTGAGTATCTCGCCTACCTTGGAGTTAATTCTTCGGACGCTAGACTACAGCGACCCGAATATCTCGGCGGCGGGACGGAAACCATTCAATTCAGTGAAGTTCTGCAGACTGCTGAAGGAAGCGACCCAGTCGGAACGCTTAGAGGTCATGGCATTTCTTCAATGCGCAGCAACCGCTATAGGCGGTTTTTCGAGGAACACGGCTACATTGTCAGCCTCCTCTGCGCCCGCCCAAAAACAATTTACGCATCCGGCCTCCAACGACACTGGAACCGGCGCACCAAGGAAGACTTCTGGCAGCGGGAACTGGAGCACATCGGCCAGCAGGAAATCCTCAATAAGGAAGTTAGGGCAAATCACGCAAGCCCCACTGGAACCTTTGGCTACCAAGACAGATACGACGAATATCGCCGTATACCCTCTGGCATCGCGGGAGAATTCAGGACAACGCTCAACTACTGGCACTTCGCGAGGCAGTTCGCCTCGGACCCGGCGCTAAACGCCGACTTCGTAAAGTGCGTCCCTGTCGAGACGCCTTTTGCGGTACCCAGCGAGGACGTGCTACAAATTATGGCGCGTCACTCAGTTCAAGCTAGGCGCCTGGTCACCAAGACCGGCACCTCGTTCATTTACTAGGAGACACCATGGCCAAGAAGAAAGCAGGCTTACCAAAGGACACCGACGTGTTCCGCACGACGACTAAACACAATCGCCATACGGAAGACGGGCTAGAGGTCCTCAATCCGATTCCCATGCAGCCACCTC